TTTAAAAACTCACAAGTTTGTTTTGACCATTGTGGGGAAGATATATGCAAATTAACCAAAGCCCCGCAGTCATTCTGTTATGTGGAGGCGGAATAGGTATGAGATTAACCGACAAAGGCACAAGAAAATGTGCGATACGCAAAATAGGATTTGAAAAAGAATACGAACAAAATCAAAAAGAATGTGATATCTATAATAAACTTGCCGATTTAGAAGATGTTGAAGATCAGTTAGGTATTGATTTAATTACATTGTTTAAAGTATTTCAACAGCATCATATTGTTCATAAAGAAAAAACAGATATAAAAACAAAAAACAATGTTTCACACTGGAGAATATTTAACTTGGAATACAAATACCGATTATTTACTTATAAATGTTAAACAAAAAGCACTTCAATTATTTGGAGAAGATGGACAACTTGATAAATTATATTATTTTAAAGACTATGATAAAGAATGGGCTTTAGATGAAGAATCATTAGCAAAGGAAGAATTAGTACAATGGAAACAAACGCTAAATTAATGAAACAAAAAGATTTTATTGAACAATATTTACGAATAACTCCAAGACCTGAATTGATTTTGAAAGGTGAAAGAGTCTTCAGCTACTATTATGAAGAAGTAGAAGAAAACAAACTAAAACGAATAGACGTAGAAATCATTTTGGAAAAAGACTTAAGCTATTTTATTGCTCAGATTTCTTATGAAAGTGAAATGTTGGGAGTTAGAAAAGCTTTATCTAATGTAATGATAAGCGTTGAAAGACTAAATGAAGAACTAGGTCATTAACAAAGGAGAACAAAGATGAGTGAAGAAATAAAACCATTAGAGGCATTAGAAAGATTAGGTGTATTTCATTCTCGTGACTTACTACTGTTAGATAAAAATATACTACAACTTTACATAAAAATTAAAGGCAAAAAATTAACAAAAATTAAAAATTTGTATTTAGAATCTTATTATGATGAGGTCTACAAAGTTAAAAATAACACAATTTATTATCAAGAAACTTATGACCAATTAACAGATGTTCTAATAACTTTTAGTGAAGATAATTGGAAAGAATATGGAATAATTGATTTTATTGGTAAGAAAGAAGATTATGAGCCAAAAGTAAGAACAATTCCTATGAAAGAATGGAAATCTATTGAATCTGCACTTAATGATAATTATTTCTATAAACATATAATTAGTAAAATTTGCGATTATATGGGCTTAGATATAAAACCTTTTGAAGATTTGGTAAAAACTGAAAATGAAATGATTAATTATATTTATGAAAACGAATGTTTTAGAGTAGATGTAGCAACTAATAAAAACAAACTCAAAGCGTTTGAAATCATTAAAGAAAAAAATGTATGTATTCACGACTTTAAAAAATCAAAAACATTAGAAGAATATAATGGTTGTCGTGAATGGGGAGAACAACTAACTCAAGAAGAATTTGATTTACTGAAAGAGGTGTTGCTATGAAAACATTACATTTATTAACTACAAGTTTATGTTTAAGAAATTGTATTAATTGTTGTAATAAACAAATGAATCTAAATAATATTTCGTACGTTCAAGAAGAAGATATATTACAATGTGATACTATATGTATAACAGGAGGGGAACCTATACTTTATTCCAATTGTTGTGGAATAGCCAAATATTTTAAAGAAAAGTATAAAAATATAAAAAATATATATGTATATACTAACGCTAATGAACTTCTTATATATTTATCAAATAAAGGTTTACTTGATTATTTAGATGGATTAAGTATTTCTATAAAATCATTAAAAGATGTTTTTGCTTATTATTCTATTATGAAAACATATAATATTGAATTAAAAAGTAATAGAGTTTATGTATTTGATAATCTATTAAAAAAAGATAAAGTTCCAAGTAATTGGGAATATATTGAGAGATATTGGCAAGAAGATTTTAAACCAGCAGATAATTGCATATTTAGAAAATTATAAAATATAAAAAGGAGATGTTAAAATGAGATTAACTAAAAAAGATAGAATAAAAGAATTATCAACTTTTGAAAAACATAAAATCCTTATGGTTGATTGGGAATATAAAGAACTCAAACTTGGTAAATTAGAAGATCTTGAAGATGAGTTAGGTATTGATTTAATCACTTTGTTTTTAGCATTGGAAAATGGCATTTGGTCAAAAGGCGGTTATTATAGAGCGTGTTGTATTGAAAACGAATCACACTTTATTAAACCTGAAAATATAAGATTAGGAAGAACTTGGTATGGAGAACAAAAGCATCAAGAAGATTATGATTATTATATAGAAGAAGAAGATCAATTATGTTTATTTGAAATGGAATTTGAAGATGAACAATATGTTGTTAGAGTTAAAGACTACGGCAAAACTTGGGCTTTAACAAAGGAGGAACTATTATGAAAAAACTACTATTACTGATCCCAATTTTATTATTATGTTCGTGTCAATCCGAACCAACTCCAACTATTGAAGATGCTATCGATGTTGCTGTTGTAATCAAAGCAACTGCACAATACGAACTCGAATATTTTTCGAGCAAAACCGAATTTTTAAAACATACCGAATATGCCGACATATATCATACTGATTATATCGGTGTTACCAGTTATCACAGTTATTATTCATTCGAATATTTAACCGCTGTCGCTGATAACGAAATCAAACAAATTGTGGAGGTTCATAAAACATATCGATGACAATTCAAGAAACTTATAATAAAAAACAATCAGAATGGAAGCAACGAATTAAAACCAAACCTAAACGAACTCGCTGGTTACATTATATATGGTATCTGATAGCATTTCCATTCGTTTGGCTGTTTTATAATATCAGAGACTGGCGCAGTGCTGTATGTGTAGTTATATCATTGATATTATGGAGTGCCAGTGTATGGATATGGTATTTATTAGCAATTATAACAGGATGGACCACTGATGCAGCAAAATGGTTCTTAGGAATAGGATCAGCAGTATGGATATGGTGGCTCAGTCCAGTCGGATCTCCATTCATATTATTGGTCACTATTACCAGTATAGGTATGAAAACATTATATGATAAATTATTCGGCTGGAAACGAATAGTTAAGAAAAATGGAGGCTGTTATATTAACGGTAAATGGTTTAAATATTATAATGGATTCTTATATAATGATTATGTATGTCTTAAATTAAAGAAATGGAAAGGAATGACTTATGAAAATAAAACTAAATGAACTCCATCAAGCAGAATGGAAATACATGAACTGCTCTGAATTTAATTGTTATGAATCAAAATTAATATTATATCGCGAATCTAAAAAATACGGTTACCGATTCAATATTATTCAATATAATAACGAATATTATATCACACAGGCTCTTTATAATCCTATGTCACATACTGAAAATATATCGGTTCATCCGGTAAAAAACGTTAATGATGCAAAAGCAATTTTAGAAGTTATGTTACAATTCGTTCGTAATATGCACAAACGTGTTCCAGAGGTAGCTGCTCGTGCATAATGAACATTATATTCAGAATCAGATCAGGCTATGGTGTGGACAACATGGTTATATAGCATTTAGATGTAATGTCGGAAAAGTCTTAACTGCTCAGAACACATATTTTGATACCGGTTTACCATCTGGTTTTAGTGATTTATTAGTATTGGGAAATCATGGAGATATTTATTTCGTGGAATGTAAAGCGGCTAAAGGAAAACAACGACCAGATCAGATCAAATTTCAACAAATGGTAGAAGAAAGAGGCTTCAAATATATATTGGCTAACTCGGTTGAAAAGTTTCAAGAAAAACTATTAAACTATTCATAATACATTATATGTATTAAACCGTTCATTGATGATTTATAGTCATTAATAGTTTTATTATATATTATATAATAATTAATAGTTTTGGTTATTTTGGTAAACTTTTTTATATAGATTTTTATAAAAATAAAAGTTATAGAAAAACTATTAAACTATTAATAATATATATAAATATATATTAAACTATTCATAAACTATTAATAAACCGTTAAAACCATTAATAAATTTTATTTTTTTCAATATTTAATATATAATAGTAACATGGCAAGACCGAGTAAATTGAATGAAGCATTAATAGAAGAATTATGTGAATGGGTTGAAACAGATACACCATTCAGGTTTTGTGCTGAAGGTTGTGGAATTACTTATATGACTTTTAACAATTGGCTTAAAAAGGGTGAAAATGATTTTAATGAAGAAAATGAAACTTTAGAAGCTGAATTATTTTATCGTATAAAAAAAGCTTATGCAAAAGTTGTTAGAAATTCTGTTAGCAAAATAAAACAAGGCGATAAAAATTGGCAAGGTGAATGTTGGATTCGTCAACGTAGAGATAATGAATTTATGGACAAACAAGAAATATCTTCCGGTGATGAAAAAGTTATTGTTCAACTTGGCAATATAAAAGGCAAACATATTAAAAATGAAAGAGAAATTAATTAAACTTGGATTTGTAATTGATAATGAATATTTAGATAAATATTGTGATTTAATTCAGAGAAATTTAATTACCAAAAAAGAAAAATTTAAAACTCAAGCTCATCATATTATTCCAAGATATACAAAATTAAATAATAATGAAATAGTTAATTTAACATATAAAGATCATATTTTGGCTCATTATTATTTATGTTTTTGTTCTAGTAATAATAAATACAAATTTGCTAATGAAAATACTATAATTCATATTTTTGGTCATCGAAGTAACAAAATTTCTATAGAAGAATTACAAGTTTTATTGCCAGAATATGAAAAAATATTAATTGATAGAAATAAAGAAATGAGTTTAAAATTTAAAGGTAAAAAACGAAGTCCTGAAACAATAGCTAAAATGTCTGCATCTTTAAAAGGTAAACATTATAATAATCGTAAGCCTATGTCTGAAAAAACTAAAAAACTTTTATCAGAAATTAATAAAGGAAAGTCTTCTTATATTAGAACAGCCGAACATAGAAAATTAATGAGCGAAAAATTTAAAGGTCATATAGTTTCTGAAGAAACAAAACAAAAAATATCGGAAACATTGAAAAGGAGAAATTTATATGCCAATTCTTTGTGATACCGACCTATATTTACCCGATTTTAAAGATATATGGTTTACTAATTGTGATGCAAGATATAGACCAATGAAAGGTGCTAGATCAACTGGTAAAACATATAACTTTATTGCGTTAGAATCTATATTTAAAATTTTATCAGATGAACGAAGAAACATTTTAATGATTCGACAAAATGATAAAGATAATCGAACCAGTAATTTTCCAATACTTAAAGCAATTATCAGAAAATTAGGATTAAGTCATTTATTTAAAATTAATAATGGTGATTTAAAAATAATTCGTAAAGATACAGGTCAAGTAATATTATTTGCCGGAATGAATGATGTTGAAAATATTACAGGAACCAGTGTTGAAAATGGTTATATTACTGACATATATTTTGAAGAAGCAAGTCAGTTAAAATCATACGAAGATTTCAGAGTTGTTGATGGATCATTTCGTATTCCTAATTATGAATCGGATCTTAAAGTTCAAATAACATTTTGTTTTAATGCTTGGGATATAGGTCATTGGTTATATGATGTATTTTTTAAAGGACGATTAGAAGATGATGTAGATATTTTAGAAACTAAGCATTATCAATTTTATTATGATCCAACATTTACACTTGGTGCTGACGGAAGAGGATTAGCATTACATATAAGCAGTTCGTTTTGTAATCCATATAATAGTGAAGATAGAGTATCTGGTGCTTATGAATTAAAGAAGGTCGCATATGAAATATATAAAGTAGAAGTATTAGGGTGCTGGGGTCACAGTGGTGATGCAACATATCCGTATTTTAATGATAAATTAATAATCAGTCAGGCAGAGGCAATGCATTATAGATATGGAATGTATTTAATAGGAATTGATATTGGCGGAACAAATGGAGAAGGAAAAGTCGTTAAAGAAAATTATCGTAGTGCTATGACAATGGAATTAACAGGATTAACTGCTGATTATAGTAGATTGATTAGTTTAAATGAATTCTTTTACAGCAATGAAGGTAAAGCAATTCATAAAGATGGACCTGAAATTGCAGATGATATGATTCAATGCATTATAAACTGGATTGATTTGTATAGTGGTCATAGTGATATTATGAAAGGCAAAATATTAGTATATGTTGAATCTGCTGATCCTGGCGATTTTCAAGGATTATTAAGAGCAAAAGCGTTAGAACATGGATTAGTTAATGTTATGTTTATCAATAGTACGAAAAATAAGATTCAATCCAGAGTTGACTTCGATAATTTATTGATGGCATTTGGCGAACATTTATTCACAGAACAATGTGTTAATTTAATTAGAGAATATAAAGCAAGTAAAAAAGGTGAAGATGGAAAATGCAGAGCAGATGGCAACGATCATGCTATAAATGGATCTGAGTATTCATGGATTCCTATGTTACCTAGAATAAAAAGATATAAAAATTTCAAAGAAAGATAATATAATATATATTGAGGTAGAAAATTATGACAATATCTGAATGGTTAAGAAGCAAAATATTAAAATTTCTAAAAATTGAACAATTAAGTAACAATCCAAATAATCAACGATTAACATATATTAGTGATGACCAACAAATTTTTGAATCAGAAATACAAACGGCTAAAATTTGGTATATTGGTAATAGTAGTGAACTATTAAACTGGTATACAGGTGAAATGGCTTTTGGTTTTGCTAAAAATCCATTGTATAACAGGAATGAAAGGAATTTCTTCTGGGGTTTATCAGCAATGGAATGTGATATTAAGAGAGTTCATAGCGGAATTCCTAAAGCCATCATTGATACATTCGTTGCTGCTATTGGCTATCCAGATATTAAAGTAGATGATAGTAAAGCATTATCTACTGGAAAAATTGAAGAATTAAAAGGATTAAACGATAAATTACAGGATATTTTAAATAAAAATAATTTTAAAGAATTATATATATTACAACAAATGCCGTTAACATTAGTTATGGGTGATGGTGCATTTAAACCAATTATTGATACCGATTTTGCTGATTATCCAATATGGCAATATTACGACGGTAGTAATGTTGAACCGTATGAAAAATATGGAAAGGTTGTCGGTTTAGTATTTAAAGACTATTATCAATATAATAATAAGAATTATATTAAATTAGAAACCAGACGTTATACCAAAGAAGAAGGATCTATAATTGAACACGAGTTGTTTAAATTAGGTAAAAATAATCAATTAATTAAGTGTGATTTAAGTGAAATTCCTGAATTAGCAGATTTACAACCATTAAAAATTCCAGGAGTTTATAGACCGTTAGCAGTTCCTTGCAGATTCTTTAAACATCCGATTTATACCAATAGAGGTTGGTCGTTCTTTAGTGGTAAAATTGATTTATTTGATTTCTTAGATGAAATCGTATCTCAATTATCTCAGACAAACAGAGTTTCAACACCAGTTGAATATTATAATGTTGACATTTTAGAAAGAACCAAAGATGGAAAACCTATTTTACCAAAACGATATAATAGACAGTTTATTAAAAAGGAAGGTATTCCAGATGGTGATGGTATCAATAACAATAAAGATATTGAAACAACACAACCACAATTATATTATGAACAATATATTTCAGCATTCCATGCGGTATTAGATATGATTTTAACAGGAAAAATGTCACCTGCTACAATGGGAATTGATGTTGCTAAGAAAGATAATGCTGATGCACAACGAGAAAAAGAAAAGATTACGACAATGACTGCAAATAATATTATGTCCAGCGAAGAAAATATTATTAAAGATGTATGTCAATTATCATTAATGTTGCAAGAATTCATTGATAGTGGTGAAATAACAATTCAGGATTATGATATTACAGTTAAATTCCAAGATATTGCTACTCCATCATTCAATCAGAACTTATCAGTCTTAGGTGGAGCAAGAGCAGCTGGTAATATTTCAGATGAATTATATGTAGATCTATTATGGGGCGATACCTTAACAGATGAAGAAAAACAAGAAGAAATTGAAAGATTACATAAAAAATCAGAACAAGACAATTATAATTTAGGTGGAATGTTTGGCAATGGAACAGAAGACACAACTGGACAAGATATATCGAGCGAAGATTCAACAGAATCAGACGTTGAGTAATATCAGAATTGCTTTAATTACAGCATTATATACATCATTATTAGATGGTTATTCATTAAAAAAACGAATCAATAGAATAATTGGAGATACTGATGATGCTGCAATTTTAGCAATTGTTGCTTTAATTTTAATAATGTATAAAAAGAATAAAGCAAAAGGTAGTAATAATATTGCTGAATATATAGAACATAAACATATATTAGAAGAATCACACAGTGCTGCTTATAAAATACAGAGAAAAGAAATAGGCGAACAAAAAGAAGCATTTATTATGTCAGATATTCAAGCAAATAGATTAGATAATAAATGGTTTTATTTATGTAGTGCTCATGCTGATAGTGCTAAAGATCATGCTCCTTGGCAAGGTAAAATATATATTGATGAAAATTGTCAGGACGAAAGATGTTTAGCATTAGCCCGTAAATATCACATGAAAACATATCAATGGGTTATTGGTAAACCTGTCTGGATGGTAACCCGACCGAATTGTAGACATTATTTTAAATCATTATCATATAATGAGATTGAAGGAAATAGTTATGAAAATTTAGTCGATAAATATAATATGCGAAGACAGGTTGGAGATAGAACCGTAATGCAAACATTAAAAGGTGGAGAAGATATTGATATTGTGATTAAAAGTTATGAAGAAAGATTACGATTACATTTATCTATGAATAGGGTTAGAAGTAACGATTTTCTTCGTTCTGCAATACAAAAAGATAGAATTTTATTAAAAAAATGGTATTTAAAAAAGAAAAATAGTAATATATAATAAAATTGTTAATCACTCAGAAAAGAGGTAAAATCAATGGAAAATGAGGTAAAAGATGTTGTTACTCAGCAACAAACAGAAACTGATCCAACTGTCCAAAAAACGGATCCGGGACAAACAAACGAGGTAAGCAAGCCTGATAGAACATTCACCCGTGATGAAGTCACCAATATCTTAAAGAGAAGGATTGATAGGTATCAAAACAGTGTGTTCAATAAATATGGTGTTAAGGATTCTGCCGGATTAGATGATTTATTCAATAAGGCCAAAGAACATGATGATCTAATTAAAGCAAGAGACGAAGCACTAGAAAAAGTTGCATTTTTAGGTAATAATATTGATCCAGATAGATATGATGATATTAGAACCTATTTCAAAGGTAAAGGTTTACAATTTACCGAAGATGCATTAAAACAACATTTAGAATCACATCCTGAATGGGTTAAACAAGTGCAACAATCGGTTAATGAAAAACCTAAGACCACAATCACTACTGTTGGAACGGCTATTCATACACCTAACAGCAAGAGTGAACAAGAAATGGCCAAAAAAATATTTGGCGATGATTTATTTGATTAAATGAAAGGAAAATAACAATGAACATTGAGGAAATTGTTAAAGGTCTCAAAGAACAAGGTTTAGATGATGAGGCCGCAATGTCTGCTTTAAAAGAAATGCTTGAAAAACAAGAAATTTCCGAAGAAGATTTTCAAAAAGCAGTAGAACTTCTCAAAGGCGCTGCCGAAGATGAAGAAAAAGAACTCGCCAAGAAATTATATGGTGATGATTTATTTGAATAATTAAGAAAGGATTTAAAAGATTATGAACTTTATTGAAACAGTTACCAAGTATCTTCCAAACAAGGTTGATAAAGTATTCAAAGCTGATTCCAAAACCGCTGTCTTAGAACAAGGCGAAAAATGGATTGATGTCAGTTTTGCAGAAACAGGTTATGTCAAAATCGCAAATGTCTTAATGGACGGTCTTGCTGATTATAAGACATTAAATGGTTCCAGAGATGTTGCTCCTGATTATGCACATTATGCTGGACAAAATGGCTCCGGTGCTAGAGATGGTTTCCATGTCGGTGCTGCTGGAGTTGAATGGGAAATTTTCAAACTTCAATGGAAACGCGGCAAAGAATTCCAAGTTGATTACATTGAAGATGAAGAAGCAGCCGGCGTATTAATGGCAAACTTAATGACAGAATTTATCAGAACAAAGGTTGTTCCTGAAGTTGATGCTGTCAGATTTGCCGAAATGTACAGCAAAACATCTGCTACATTAGGAAATAGAGCATCTTTAGGTGCTAATTTAACTGATGCCAATGTTTTAGCAGTTATGAATGCTGGTTTCCAATGGTTAACAGAAAACGAAGTTCCATCTGAGGAACAAGTTATCTTTATTTCTCCAAGAGTTATGACTTTCATTCGTAATTCAGAGAAATTAACAAAATTCTTAACACAAACCGATTATAGAAGTGAAAGTGGTGTTACATTTAAACTTCAAGCTTATGAAGATAGACCATTAATTGAAGTTCCATCAAGCAGATTCTTAACCGAAGTCAGATTAACTGATAATGGTTATGTTGCTGCAGCTGATGCTTCAGTTATTGATTTAATGATCGTATCCAAGAAAGCAATTGCTCCAATTCGCAAACTTGAATATAATAAGATCTTCAAACCGGGTGAAGTCCACGGATTCTATGGTTATGTAGCAGATTTCTTATTCTACCACGGTGTTGTTATTCCAAAAAACAAAGTTCCAGGTATTTACACAGTTGTTGCTTCTAATGCAGTTGCTGCATCAACAGTTTCAAGATTACTCTTACCATTAATGGCAAAAGGAACAGTTTCTGGAACAACAGTTATGACTGAATTCTACACCAGACCAAGTGGATTATTTGGTGAAGTAGTTGTTAGTGAAACCGCTGGTGCTATTGGAACTCAAGTAGTTACAATTTCTAATGGTCGTCCAGTTTATGCAGAAGGTTACACCGCAATTGCTAAGAAGATTCCATTTACACCAAGTGCTAATGCCTTACACTTCAGCTTAGTTGATGCAAGTGGTAAGATTATTGCAGTCTCAGGCGAAATTAGTTTAACCGGCGTTATTGCATAATAATTAATTAAAAATTAATAAAGATGGAGGTTAGAAATAACTTCCATTTTTATTTTGTGATATAATATATTATAATAAATATGTAGAGGTAAAAAATATATGAACAACGTACCACCAAGTGTAAGAGCAGCATTAAAAAGAAGAGGTGCTGATGCAATATTAAATCAAGAAGGCGATTATATTAATTTTAAATCAGAAATTGATAAAATTATTCATGGAGATGAAACTTCTGATAGATTAATTCAAGAAGACTATGATGAAGAATATGAAAATGATTTATCGCCGGTTGAAAAGAAAGCCACCGAAAGAATTGAAGAATTAGGGGATAAATATAAAACCATCGGAGATGATAATAGCAAAGATCTTTATGAAGAACTTTATGATAATGAATATATTTATGCTAATTTAAATAAAGATCAAGCATCACAAGTTATGCAAGAAAGAACTGGTAAATCTAAAGAAGAAGTTGATGCTTTTATGGATAAAAACTTTAGTGAACATTTCTGGGATGAAGAATTAAATGATAATGTTCCATCAGAAAAAGAAATTGATAATTTAAGAAAACAAGAAGAAATGAAAAAATCATTTAAAGATACTCCTGAATGGAAAGCAATGAAAGCTGATTATGATGCAAACCAAAATGGATATAATAATTCATATGATGCTATTCATAACTGGACCGATAGAAGTCCTTGGGAATGGGATGCAGAAACATTACAACATTATGCTAATTATAAAGATAATCCTAATAATTATAATAACGATAAGTCATTAGCAAGAGCTGCATTCTTAAATAAACATAGAGATATTTTATCAAAGCAAATTGCTTATGATACACAAAGAAATAAAGATTATCGTGAATTCTTAGAATCTCCTGAATTTAAAAAATATCGATTAGAACAATTATTAAGTGAATCAGATTTAGATAAAGATACAATTCAAGGCAATTTAAGAAAAATGTTTAATTCAAAATATGGATATGACGAAAATGAAAACGCATATTTTCATGATTTTGACTATGGTGAAATTGACCAAGGCAAAAGAAATGGATTTAGAAGCACTTTAGACCTAAATAAACCGGAAGATGAAGAAAAATATTTCCGTTTCCTCGATAATACTCCAGTAGATAAAAAGAAAACATTAAAGCGTTTAATTGGTAATGGGGATATTGATATTGATGAATTAATTCAAGCTATTAGAGGTAAATAACTATGTATCTCACAACTAAATATATAACTCCAACTGATTATTTAAATTATTATGGCGTTAATTTAAACGCTATTTTACCTGATGATGATATGCCTTCTGGAAAAGCAGAAAGATTTATTGTGCAAGTCGAAGATGAAGTTGCAATGATGTTAGAATCTAGATGCTTTAAAAGAATCGATGTTGAATGGGCTAATTTTAGTGAATATCAAAAAGAATGTTATAAAAAAGCATTATTAAGTCAATGTTATTATAAAATCAAAAATGGCGATTTAGCGAATGAATCAGGTTATGATGTTTATAATGGTAAAAATATTTCACAAAATGAATTAAAAGAAATTGAATTATCTAGACAATGTATTAGATATTTGAATTTATGTGGATTATGGAATAGAAATATTAGTGGTAAACTTGGAGGCGGAATGTTCTTTCCGTTTATTAGATGAGTATTAATTTAAATAATAGTCGTAGAGGTTACCATATTCGTTGTAAATGGTGGGATGAAAAAGATAAAGTTAGTAATACTTTGGAATACCAAAATAAATTAAAAGGTGTATTTTATGCTAAAGAATTTCAACCACAAAATCAATTAGAAAATATTGATGGAGATTTAGTTAAAATTAAAACTAATCAAGTAATGATAGAAACTCAAGATAATGTCGAATGCATTAAACATGATTGTTTAGTTGAATATTTAGGTGAAAAATGGATAGTAGAAAATGTTCAAACAAGAATGATTAATAAAAGAAGTGAATATGACAGAAGACCAGATGTTATTACCTGGTTAACATTAAGAAGAGGTTTATAAAATGGATGAATTACAATTAGCATTTGAAAAATATTGTAATTTAGTTTATCAATATTTATTAACAAATTGTCCTGTAGATACAGGTAATATGATTACTCACATCAGAATGAATAACGATGGTAATGTATGTAAAATAATTATTGATACAGTTCCTTATACTAAAGCTCCTGCTGCATTAAGTAAACGTATTAGTAAATATGGTAAAAATTATAAAGAAAAAGAATATGCAGCATATACAGAATATAAACAGGTTAAAAATCGTAATTATGGTTGGGTAAGAGAACGCAGTTTAAGAGAAGCAGCTTATGAAGTTGCAGATAGGGTATATTATGGACTTTGAAAATTATTTAAAACAAGAATTATATAATATAGCAGTTCAAGAACTTGAATTGGATAACAAAATTGAAGTTGTTGATTATAGAAGTTTTAAAATGCCCGAAGATAAAACAACATTTTTATTTGTGATTAGATATTTAACGGGTGGTTATGTTGGTTCAGTTAAAACACAACCGGTTCAGATCTTCGTTTATAGTGAATTAAATGATATTGAAAATGCATTTTTAATTTTAGATATATTTTCTAAAACACACAATAATATGCAATTTATTTTAGATGATGAATTTATTAAAATGAATTTTGATTCTCCTGTAAGTATGCGTAATTTCATACAATCAGAGAATGGATATAGAGCTAGTGTTTATGCATTCGGAACATATATCATAAATGAAAATGTTAGTGATATTAAAAATATAGAAATTGATGGTTTAGATATTAATTATATTAATGCATCATTGGCTTACGCAGCAGTATTAAATACTACTAAATTAAGTGGAGTTCAATTATCTACATCAATGAAACAAGAAGCAGGTTTAACATTAACAATTACTTTGATGAAAGAAAACAACGCGTTTTGTAATAATATCGAAAACATTATGTATGGCGCATATTCAGGAAATAGAACATTTAGTGTGAAACTTATTAAGAATGATGATACATCTAAAACATTGGATTTTAAAATCGACAGTATTACATATCCAACAAGTAAATTAGCAGCTCCTGTAATTACAGTTGTTATGAGGCATTAATTATGGCAGAACCTATTGAAATTATTATTAGAAAAGGTAGTGGTGGAGAAGGAACTGGTTTTGGTGTTCCATCAATGAAAGAATCAGATTATTCCGGTAGAACCACTAAAATGTTTACCGAAGGTTTACCTGATAAAACTAGTGGAAATAAAGCAACCGCAGCTGCAACTGCTTTTGCATTGGCGACATTAAAAAAAGCAATAGGTTATAGTATTAGTCAATACGGAAATCAAACTGGTAATTATATAGCACAATCAGATATGGAATTGACAATGTCTTATATTAATACGGGCATGGGGATCACAGGATCTATAGCTGCTGGAGCAATAGCCGGAGGAGCCTATGGAGCAATTATAGCCGGAGTAATTGCTGTTGGAAGTACTGCTATAAACATCGGTTTTCAAGCAAAAACATTACAAACGAATATATCTAAATTAAACACCTACGCTAATATTATGGCTGAACGTAGTGGAAATATTAATAATGATAATAGTAGAGGAACTAAATACTAATGAATATTACATGGTATAATAAAAATAATAATGAAGGTATTTTGATAGAAAATGCTGTAAAAGATGGTTATACACTTGTTGATAATAAAAGTGAAGAATTAAATTCAGCAACTATTATTTTAATGTATCAACCTAAAAGAAAATTTGAACCATTTGATATGATAGAATTAGATAATGGTCAAACATATATAATTGATGATTTTGTTGAAAACGAATTAAATATAGATAATAGTTCAAATATTTTATATCAATACACAATTAATTTAACTAGTTTAACAAAAGAATTAGAAAGAATTACATTACCAAATATTTCTATTACAAAACCAAAAAATGGTGCTGCTAAATCAATACAAACAGTAATTGAAGAATTAATTCAAGATTATTCACCAAAATATTTGAATAGTAATGGCGTTTTAACCAGATTATATAGTAATAATATATTTATAGGTACTCCATGTCCAGATATGCAAATGTCTAGACCTACTTTAAGAGAAGCAATAGATAGAGTATTATCTGTAGTAAATTGTATATGTAGAGTTTTATTAGTTTATGGTGAAAGAAAAATAGATTATATTGATTTAAATTCAAAAAGATTACCTATTGAATTAAGCCAATATTTGAATTATAAACCGGAAAATCAATCATCTAGTGATTATGCTACCGAAACAGAAAATAATTATAATAATGTTGTTCCTAATCAAATAGCATTAGTAAATAATAATACAAAAGTATGTGAATATATGGGTTTTAGAAGTGAATCAATGATTGTAGATGACGAAAATGCCGTATTAATCACAAATAATCCTATATATGATTTAAAAGAAGTATTATTTTGTGGAGATGTTTATGGAACACATACTTCTGCTCCGTTAAGTATTAATTGGAGTTATGAAGAATTTAATGGAACTACTAGTTTTACTTATAATAAAACTATTTATGTTGAACTTGATATTACTAATTATATTTTAGAAGAAAAAGATTTTAATATTTTAGATTATGAAACCAAAAAATCAAGAGCATATTATTCAAGAGGTGACAATAAAATTCAAGGGTTGTTGAATTACAAAAAATCATTTTTAGAAAATTATGTTACATTACAAAATATAGTAAATTTATTAAGATTCAATATAAGTAATATATATAAAGGAGATATAAAAAATAAAGTTTTAGAAGATATTAGAAATGCATCACATGAAACTGATATAAATGAAGATTTTGTTAATGTATCTTTTGGGAATCCTCCTGATTTATATTCATTTAATTATAGACAAAATTCTATGTTTAAAATTACTTATGAAGCACAAAATGAAAATATCAGAATGCGTTCCGGAAAATATCTACCTGAAACAAATCAAAATAATATTATTGTAGATAATCCAGGAGAAGCTTATGTAGATATAAAAAGACAAGGCGAATTATTTGTTAATAAATGTAATAGATTAGGAAATAGAGTTAAATATTTAGAAGGAAGATTTCCTATAAGTGTTCAACATCCAGTAGTAGGAGATTATTTGGATAACTATGTTTTAATCAGAACCGAATGTCAATATTATGATGATTATGTAATTTTTAAAGGTGTTTTAACTGAAAATTATATTAATATTAATTATTTCACAGGAATTAATGCTAGAAAAAGAACTTGGGAAATAGTTTCAGAAGGAGAAGCATTTGATAAAGAATTATTAGATAAATGGTTTTGTGAATTTGATTTTGTTGATAGAACAGATGACGATGATCCAAATTGTTTAAAATGGGGAACTTTAACTGGTTCATTAATTAATTCGTTCTTTTATGATAGAAAATATATTCAAAAGGCTTTATTAAGAAATAGCAATATTTATTATTCTACAGGATCAATTCAATATAGATATATAGAATTAGATTTAAGCAGTTATATTTCTGGTAATTCTTTAATATTTAATTGTACTACTCAAGATAACTATAGTGGCGGTATAAGAATTAATGTTGAAAGTCAAGATGAAAGAGATGTTGAAAGATATTGTAAATATGTTGATGATTTAGGTTTTGCTAATATTTTTGATGTTTATTTATTTAGAGAAAATTCAGAATTTATTAATACTCATTGGGGTCACAGATTATATAATGGACAAATAATTACTCCTGGCGAACAATCTTCTGGAGATACATATAATGTATATAAAGGTGTATCAAAATTACTTCCTATGCAATGTATTTATGAACCAAATGAAGCTGCATTTATAAATGGACATTGTTTATATGCTGTAAGATTTAATAATCACAAAGATAGCAGAGAAAAACTTGGTTTTAATATTCAATTCGAATTTTGCAGTAATTCAAAAAGAATTATACTTGGCGAAAAATTTATGGAAAGACAACAATTGATTAATACTTCAGCTAGATCTTCATCTGGTTTAAGAGTATTTGCTTGTGAACATGAATATTTAGTCACAGAACACTCATTAATCGGAGTTAGAACAGAAATTCCTGAAGCAACTGTTGCAATTAATCAAACAGGATATGTTCAAATAGCTTTAAATAGAACAATAACTCATAATTCTATTGTAGTTTGTGATTTAAGTTATAATACGATATTAATAGTTAATACAAAAAATAATACTGCTGGGGTATTCTTAAATGTTTATAGAACCAGAGACAGAAACAAATATAATAGTTCTGATTTAAAATCTTGGACAAATTAGTATATAATATAAATGAGGTATATAAAATGAAAATATTATTAGACATCGACAATCACGACAAAACTATCAAAAACGATATTTTAATATACGATGGAAAAATTTGGTCTACTATTTCAAAAGATGCGTTTTTAAGGGACTTAATTGTTTCCGTTAATAATTTAAAGGAAAATTTAAAAGATGCGTTTAATCGTATTGAAAACCTTGAAAATCAATTAAAAATAGATCATGGTGAGGTAGAAGAAAATGAATTGGAATGAAATAACTTATAATATTGAACAATTTTGGAACAAACCAGTTCCTATTATTGGTTTTACTATTGGAACACTTATTATTGGTATAATTGTAATTATTAGTAAAACATCTTTTGGTAGAAAATGGATTTTAAGATTCAAAGATTGGTATCAAGAATTAAATGTTAAATATAATGAAGCAATTGAAGCAAAAGATAAAATTATTGCTGAAAAAGATGAAATTATTGCTAATTTAACTAAAGAATATGAAACCAAAATTGCATTATTAAATGAAAATAGAAATAAAGAAAGAGAAATGATTATTGCTATTGCTGAAAATATTAATAATGTTAAAATTAAAAAATTAGTTGAAGAATTTAAGCAAGAACCAATTATCGAAGTTGAATCTGATTATATTTTAGAAATTAAAAATGAATATGAATCTAAATATGAAGAAGTTTTAAAACAATTAGAGGAAATTAAAAATGGAAAAATCTCCGAGCAAGTTAAAGAAGAAATATAGAGCTATTCAATATAGTTGTTTTGTTGGTGAATTTTTAAGCGTAGCCGCTCCTTTTATCACAATTGCTATTGTTAATTATAATAAATATTTTGTTGAATATAATGGAACAAAAACCAGTATTTCGTTTTTAATGGCAATGGCAGTTATGGGGTTTGCTATATGGGGAATATCTAAAAAGAAATTACAAAATTCATTTGTTTCTTTAATTATTATATGGGCTACAATGGCTTTTATATTTACAATGTTAGGACAATTAATTACTGATTTAGCAACAATTATGTGGTTTGGTTTAATCGGTATTGCTGGTGCTTGTGGTTTAGATATTGCATCTAATAAGGCTAAAAAAGCAAAAGATAAAATAATAGAAGCAGAAAATAAAGCAAATCAAGATGATATGGTCGAAGCAATAAAAGAAGAAAAGAAAATTAAAATAAAGGTAACTAAGAAATGAATATATTTGATAACATAAGTAGAGCTGGCGATAAAGTTGCAGATTTTGTAAGTGTTGCAGCATCTAAAAAAGAACAAATTGGAAAGCAAATAATTAATGGATTCTTGCTTTTCATTATTTTATTAGTATTCGGTTGTTTAGATTTTGCTGAATTAAAATTTCATTTAGAATATTTATTAACTGCATCATATTGGGGAACAGTATTTAGCAAAACAGTTGCTGGTGTTTGCGCATTTAATATTGGTATTAATATAATGTGGGAAACAGAATTATTAAAAGATAAAATTTTAGCATCTGCAATTAAAACATATAATAGATTAAATAAATATAAAAGAGATGATTTTGAATATTTTGTGGTTCATGTTTATAATCCTAAAGAAAAAACAAAAGCATATATATCACAAATTAATCACAAAATCTTTTTATTAAATAAAATTAGTAGAAGAAAAGATAGATTATTATATAGTAGTGAATTACCAGAAAGACAAGAAGAAAAGAAAACAAATAAATATTGTATTATCAGACAAGAATTAGAAGATTTAAAAAATCCTGATTTTATCAAAAAGAATTTAGATTCGTTAAAAGTTAAATATTACGAAGTTGATGCTACTGTATTTGATTTGGAAATTGATGGATCTCCAGCTATTCATGGAACTAAAACACATGGTAATATTACAATAGGAAAAGTTAAAGCATCAGCAAATGTTATATTAGGAATGCTTGGATTTTCAATGTTTTTAACATCTATCGGATTAGAGTTAAATGGCGAACAATTCGCAGATCAGATGGAAGCATTCTGGCATTATTTATTAAAATGTGCTACTGATGTTGGTATTATTTTATGGCAAACATTAAGAGGAATGCTTAAAACAAGAAAAATTATTTCAGGCGAATTAACTCAACCTTTTGTTGGTAGAAACAGAGTTTTAAAAGAATATTACAAGTATGAGTTAGAAAATCAATTTATTTCTTCTGAAGAATATTATAATATAATAAATGATAAGGAAGAATATGAAATAGAAGTTACAGAATCACAATTAAAGGAGATAGAAAATAATGGAAAATAAATACGGATATGCTTATTTTGATAAAAATGGCACATTAAAAGAATTTATTATAGATCCTTCGTTAAGAGAAGGTAATCAAGGAATTAATAAAATTTATGTGTTTATTGAAAGCATCGGAGATTTTGATTATTTAGCATTAAGTTATATTAATACTGATTTAGAAGATGCTGAATGGAGTGCTCCGATAGTTGTTTCTAATTCTGTAACTAGTAATTTTAATATTCCAGTAATGAAAGATTTTGATCCAAAATTCTTCCGATATGGAAAACAATATCAAGGTTATTTAATTACTTTACCTACAGAAGTATTACAACAAAATGGTAATGTTGCTATTTCATTATTAGCATTTAAAGATAATGATGATAGTGAAGATTATGACGAAGAAACAGATACACCAGTTTTATATATGGGATTAATTACATTACATGTTACTTTAACCGGTGCTAGTTTCCAAGTTAATTTAGATAAATCACAATATTATTTATTATTAAAAGAATTCAGCAAATATTATACCAAAGAACAAATAGATCAATTGTTTATAGATAATGATTTTTATATAATTGAAGTAAGTGGAACTAATGGAGTATTAACTGCTGAACAAAAACAAAAAATAGTAGATAATCCACATAAAGTTATTTTTAAATATTCATTTGTTGCTACACAAATTATTTATATGTTTTTAGATCATATACAAGGTTCTAGCGATAATTTAACCTATTATTATGGTAATAATGAAATATCACAATATATTATACAAAAACATTATATAAATGTTAGTTCAAATGGTGCTTGGACTCATGGATTTCATACTTATAGAGGAGAAGTTACTACTAATAAAGTAAATTCGTTAAATGATAGTTCTACTAATTATCCAACAACACATGCAGTTAAAGAATATGTGGATCAATTTGGTTATTCATTAGAAATGTCAATAGATAGTGAATATGATTTAGTTATTAAATTAAAAGATAAAAATGGTAATGTTATTTCTACACAAGATGTTGATTTACCTATCGAACAAATGATTGTAGATGCAGAATATGATAGTGAAACACAAGAAATCATATTAACATTAGATAATGGTGAAACATTAGAAATTCCTATTGGTGATTTAGTTGAAGGTTTAGTTAGTCAAGATTATTTAGAAGCTAATTATTATAGTAAAACACAAAGTGATGAAAGATATACTAAAAAAGAAGATGTATTACCTACTATATCTATTGATGCAGGAGACAATGTTTTATCAGTTATAAATCAGTATAATTTAAATAATAAAACAGTATTATTGAAAATTAGCGCTGCTCAATATTTAGGGAAATTTTCTCTTTTATCTGATAGTAATTATAATTTTGAATTTGAAGTAATAGGAAGTAAAACTAGATATTATTCTTCTATTACAAATTTAACTGGATTAACTTTTAATAATATTTTTAGTCCAATTTATCAAGAAGATTATGCATTAGATACAGGAACATTAACCGAACTAGAAACATTAACTATTTTAAGAGGTAATTAATTATGGCAGGAAAAAAATTAGATCAAGACAGTTTATTAGGTATAAAAACCTATATTGATGAAGGCAATGCTAGAGACGAAAAATTAGCAAATAAAGTTACTACATTAAGTAGTTCTTCTACTGATACTCAATATCCATCAGCGAAAGCAGTTTTTGATAATTTGCAAAATATCAGAGAAGTTGCTGAGGGAAAATGTGAAACTTATATATTGAGTTATAAATCGAATATTGCCGGTACTAAATCTTGGTTTTCTAATTTGGTACCAGGAACACCTTATAAATTTCAAGTTTATAATGTAACAACTGGAGAATTAGAAGATAAAACAGCCGAATTATTAAATGGTGATTATGATAATATTACTATAATAAATAATCAATTTAATACTCAAAATGATGTAGTTGCAGGAACTAATGGATATTTGCTTTTAGATCCAATTACAACATCAACCGATGAATTCGGAGTTGCATTTAAATTATATCCTTTACTAGCTTCACAAAGTAAAAGTCCTTTTAAACTAGGAGACATATTCTTAGTTACTCAAACTGATGTTCCTGATAGATGGTATGATGGGTATTTAACTCCATGGGCTTTTCATAAACTAGAAACTTCTAAAATTGACCTTACCCAATATTACACTAAGGACCAAATCGCAGCGTTATTCAGCAGTTACATTACTTCACCATACGATAATACATCTACCTACGCAGTAGGTAAATACGTTACTTATAATGGCGCATTATATCGTTGTATAATAGCTGTAAGCACAGCGGAAGACTTTGACGCTACGAAATGGACTGCCGTAAAAGTTGGTAGCGAATTAGAAAGAATGGTTACAACCGATACGGAGCAGACCATTACAGAAGAAAAGACTTTTACTAATGGAATCAAAATTGGAAGCGCAACTGAGTGGAATATTATTAAAGATTCTTCTTCAAGATTAGAAATATTGAACGGAGCAAATCATAGATATTTAATTACATGGAATGGCGTTCAACCATACTATACAAATTCTAATGATTTAGGAACTTCTAATATATTATGGAAAGACCTTTATCTCGCAGGCAATTTATCTGACGGAACAAATTCAGTATCTATTGCTAATATCGTAACAACCGACACGAATCAAACTATTACAGGAGAGAAGACTTTTGTAAGCGGTATTAAATTATATGATGATAATGCTTCTGCAATAACAAGCACTCAATATTCCATGACAATTAAAGTTAACAATACTAATTCGTTTTATATTTATAATAACTCGATTACTCCTACTGCAAACAATTCAAGAGACTTAGGAACTAATGTATTGAAATGGAGAGACCTTTATTTAAACAGAAACCTTTCAGATGGCACAAACTCTGTAACCATTGCTGATATTTCTAATGGTTTATTTAATGTTATCAACGCAAGTGATATCGTTAACAATACATTAACTCAAGCACAATATGATTTAATTACGAATGGAAAGCCTACATTGATTAAAGGGACAATTTTAGGAATAACTAACTTATTATTAGTAAAGCAATCGCATTCAACTGGAGGTGGAGGACTAGATAGAATTCTCGGTATTTATCCAGAAAATTATGGAGTTATTAAAGAAAGTCTATTTAATATAAACTCTTCATTTGTTATATCTAAATATCTAGACCTTTTAGAATTCAATGCAAATAAAATGAATATTAGTAATATTGGCTATGTCAATGGTAAACTCATTCCAGCCTATCCATCTAATACAGGAACGTTTGGTTTCAAATCAATAAATGGCACTCTTTCTTGGGAAAATGAAATACCGACCAGCATCTCATTAACTGACAGAACCGTTATTAGTGATGTAACAGTTCACGGTTTAATTACCAGACATCAACCTATCGTATTAAACGGTTATACTTGCTATTTTAGTTGTGATGACGGAAATAATTATCAATATGTAAGCACAAGATATGATGCAAATGCTAATAAGAATCATATCAATGTAATTACGATCAATAAATCTACTTGGGTTGCAATATTCCATACAAGTGATATAGCATTAAGTTAATATTAAAAAAAATATTGAATTTATTGGTTTAAACGCCGTTTAGAACAACGAAATTAGGTTTGATATATATTTGTATATATCAACCTTTTTTTATTGTTTATTAACGGTTTAATGGTTTTATAGTATTTCATAAACTTTTTTTATAGGAATTTATCTAAAATAAAATGTTTAAACAAACTATTAAACTATTAATAAATATATTATATATAATATATTTAAACTATTAATAAACCATTAATTAACTATTAAAACCATTAATTTTTTTAATTTTATTTTATTTTTATTTTAATTTAATATATAATATAAATATAGGAGGAATCAAAATAATGACAATTCAAGAAGTTAAACAAATTGCTATTGGGGCATTAAAAGATGAATGGGTCAAAATTGAAGATTCAAAATATTATATTCAAAGAATTAGAGAAAGCAATAAAGATGAACTAGAAGATATTTTGTCTGAAATCGAAGAATTTGCTATCAGTAATGGTGACCTAATTGCTCAATTAATTAACGAATTTTAAAAAAAGTATTTTAATTTCATTTTAGTTATATTATAATAGTAATGTAAAAGGAGTAAGAAACAATGAAACTGATTCAGATTACATTTAAAGAAGCCGAAGAAATTGGTCTTCAAAATGTCATTATTAAATTCGACGATGATCTTAAATTAAATTACTATAGGCCTATTAAAACATTATATGTAGTTAGACATTGGTGGAATGAAAATGATTATATAGAAAATGAATTTGACGATTTAAAACAAGCTAAAAAATTTGCTGACAATAAATACAAAAATTATGAAATTCTAAAATATAATGATATTAGTTTCAGATATTGGACAAAGCAGCAAGTTTATAAAGATGGCGAGTTAATGGGGGAATATGAACAATGAAATTAAAAGAATTACAAGATCTAATATTTGATGATTTGATCTTAGATGATGGTAAACATCAATATAAAGATATTTATAAATACGGCGAAATTTTTGAAAAATTAAGTAATTCTGAAGTAATTGGAATTAGAACAGATGATAGTTATTTAATAATTAGTGTGAGGTAAGTAAGATGTTAATTGGAATTTATACATACGATAAATATGAATTATGTATCACAATATTAGAATCAATTACTCAATTTGCAGAATATACTGGTTGTTCATTAAGGGTTGCTAAAGTAACTATTAGCAAAGCAAAACACAATAAAATTGATTATATTATTGTAGATGGAAAAAGAAGAAAAATCGAATTCATCAATGAGGAGGAAAATTAAAATGCCTTATTATTACGGCGTAGTTTATTTCAATAATGGCGAAGTATCAATCGGATATCCTGTAGATTCTTTAGATAAATGTATCGAATTGGTTAAAAATGGTATTGCTAAACATCCTGATAAAATTAAAGCAACTTCTTATATTACCAGAAGTGAAAAGATTGATACTATGAAAATGTTTGGTTGTCCTAAAACTAGGAATTTAATTAATAGTAAAAAAATCAAATAATATAATATTATTAGAAAGGAATTTATATGAAAAAAATTAGTCAAAGATTAAAAGATTACCGTTTAGATCATAATTTAAATCAATATGATATGGCTAGAACATTACATGTAAGTGTTACTACATATAATCATTTAGAAAATGGTCATACTGCTTTAACAACAAAAACAGTTGCTAAAATTGCTAATTTATTGCAAATTGATGTTAAAAAAGTAAGAAGATGCTTATAACAAATAAATTTAACTTACCACAGGCTTATGTTGATGCCGTTAAAGAAACACATCCAATTATTGATAAACATTATTCAGTAACAGGTTTATTAAATCCTATCAGAGAATTAATATTAAAAAGAAGACATTATAATGAAATAGAACAAGATGTCTCCGATATGGTTTGGTTAATATTTGGATCAGCAGTTCATAAAATTATTGAAGATTCAGATAAAACAGGTTATGCTGAATATAAACTAGAACAACCAATTATTGATGATTATATATTAACAGGTATTTGTGATTTATATAACGAAGAAACATTTAGTGTAGAAGATCACAAAACTGCTTCAGTATTCAAAGTGATCAATAAAGATTTTGATGATTGGAAAGATCAAGGCTTAATGTATGCTTGGATGTTTAGAAAACTAGGCAAACATGTTAGTAATTTAAAATTTCATGCATTAATAAAAGACTGGTCAGCAAGAGATTATCGCAATAGAGGAGATAAATTTTATCCAGAACATCCGATTTGGACATGGTATTATGAAATCTCAGAACAAGATATGGCTGACATTGAATCATTTATTTATGAAAAATTTAAAGCAATAATTTATGCAGAAAAATTATCAGATGATGATTTACCATTATGTTCAGAAGAAGAAAGATGGAATAATGGTGATAAATATCGAATAATTAAAGCAGGTGCTAAAAAAGCATTAAAAGTTACATCAGATAGATTAGAAGCATTAACATTAGCAAATGAAAACAATGCAATAATTGAAGTAATCAAAGGAGAAGATAAAAAATGTAGAGATTATTGTTTAGTTTGTAAATTTTGTAAGCACTGGAAGGAAAACGTAAATGGAAAAATTAATTAAAGAAGAAATTGAAAATTTAAAAAAAGGAATTGTTAGTGATAGAGTAAAAGAATTTATTAATCACAATAATAAATATGCTATTTTAAAAGATTCTATTACAGTAACAATCAGATTAACTTGTGGCAAAGAGGCAGTAATTGATATTACTGATTTAATATTATGAATTTAAAAGAATTTTTAAAAGCAATTATTCCTATTAAACATATTCATTGTGATCACAAAAATAAAGTTACAGTTGTTGTATTTGAAGATGATAGTAAAGCAATATGTAAATGTGCTAAAGAAGATGAATATAATGAATATTCGGGAATTTGTATTTGTATCGCTAAACATGTTTATGGAAAATCACATTTAGATAAAATAATTAATAGTAAAAAGAAGGTAATTTATAATAATGATAACAAGGAGGAAAAATAATGGGATTACCAGTATTAGTATTAGGAGAATCTGGCTCAGGTAAAACTGCTTCATTAAGAAATTTTAATTCAGATGAAGTATTTATTATCAATGTTGCAGGTAAAGAATTATCATTTAAAAATAAGAACAATTTAAAAAGATTTGATACCAGTGATTATGATAAAATCAAAGCAGTTTTATTAAAAGCCGCTAATTCACCTGATAACAAAATTAAATCATTTGTATTAGATGATACTCAATATTTAATGGCATTTGAATCATTTGCAAGAGCAAAAGAAACAGGTTTTACAAAAAATATTGATCTTGCTGTTCATTTCAAGGATTTAATTCAATTCGTGATTACAGCATTACCAAGAGACTTCATCGTTTATTTCTTACATCACATTGAAAGAACCGATGATGGTCATATTAAAGCCAAAACACTTGGTAAAATGTTAGATTCACAATTAACTGTTGAAGGTTTATTTACAAATGTTATTATGACTCAAGTAAATAATGGCAGTTATAAATTCTTAGTCCATGATAGAGATGGTGTATCAACAGTTAAAACACCATTAGGTATGTTTGAAGAAGATACTCTAGACAATGATTTAAAATTAGTAGATGAAACATTAAGAAGTTTCTATGAATTTGATAAGGGAGAATAATTAAAATGCAAAAAATTGAAGGTTGGGATTTAATTCAAGAATCCGGAGAACTTAAAAGATTACCAGCAGGTGCTTATGCTTGCAAAATTATTGAAGTAATTGATAAACCAGAATTACAATATCACGAAGTTTATTTTGATATTGCTGAAGGAGAATTTAAAGGTTATTTTGCAGCTTTACAAGCAAATACTGGAAAAAATTATGGTAAAATGACTAGATCATATAAAAGTACTGCATTACCATTTTTTAAAGGATATATTACAGCAATTGAAAAATCTAATCCTGGTTATAAATGGAATTGGGATGAAAAAACATTAAGTAATAAATTTTGTGCTATTGCCTTTAGAGATGAAGAGTATTTAAAAGACGGACAAATCAAAGTAATGGCAAAAGCTGATGAAATCAGATCATTACAAGCATTAAGAGCGGGTGAAATCACAATTAAACCTCTTAAAAAATATGAAGGTGAAATTCCTACAACTACAACAACTTCACCTGCACCAGTTGAAATCTCAGATGATGACTTACCATTTTAACTAAGCATAGTCTTAGCCATAGAGAGTTACTTAACGCTAGTTACAATTCCTTATTCAATTCAAACATAGCAAATGGGGTTGTTAAGGTTAGATCTATGGCACTAATATCTAGGCTGAAAGTTAATTGCTCATAGGCCTAGTACCTTACTCCTTTAAAAACTGCGTCGGCTCAGTTCTTATAAAACCTCCTATGAGTTTATAACCGATACGAGGAGTAAAATTATGGAAGATATATATAAATCAATACCAGAAGAATTAAAATTAAATGCAGTATGGTGTTGTTGGAAATATGTAAAAAATGATAATGGTGATAATATTAAAATGCCTTTTAATCCGTTAACTGGATATAGGGCAAGAAGTAATGATAAATCAACATTTGTTACATATCCAACAATATTAAGATATGCTAATTCCTATATCGCTTTCGAAGGTAAAAAGCAAATAGGTGGCATTGGTTTAGGCATATTTAATGGATATAGTGCAATCGATATAGATCATTGCGTCGACGAAAATGGAAATATTTCAGATATGGCACAAGAAATCATTGATTTTTGTCAATCATATACTGAATTCAGTCCATCAGGAACAGGCATTAGAATTATTTTTAAATCATTGATTAAAATTGATAAAAATAAATATTATATTAATAATGCTAAAAATCATTTGGAAATTTATATTAGTGATAATACAAATAAGTTTGTAACTATTACAGGAAATGGAAAAGGCGAAATTAATGAAATAGATTTAACCGAAATTTTAGACAAATATATGAAAAGATCTATTCCTATAATTCAAACAGTTACTCCACAAATTAGTAATTATAACGGAAATGTTGATTTATATCGTATAATGCAAAGTGATTATAAATTGAATGAATTGTGGAATAAACAAGCAACAGGTAGTCATGGAACCGAATCAGAAGACGATTTAGCATTATGTAATAAATTAGCATATTATTTTAAGTGTGATTTTGATAAAATCAAATATGCTTTTGAATCATCTCCGTATTATATGAGTAAAGATGAATTACATAAAAATAAATGGAATAACGGAAGTTATGCAGTTAAAACCATCAATATGGCTATTAGTTTTACATATAATAATTTACCTAGAGAAACGCCTGTATATGAAACAGAACCAGTTAAAAAGGTATATTCTTTAACAGATACTGGTAATGCTCATAGATTTGCTGATAAATTTTCGGATAATATTCATTATAATGTCGATAACGAAAAATGGATGTTATATAACGGAAAATATTGGGAATATGATATTAAAGGAAAAATCAGAGATTATGTCGATAAATTAGCAGATGACATGATTAAAGATTTAAGATATGAAGACGATGAAAATCGTAGAAAAGTTATATCACAAAATATTACTAAAATCCAAAATAATGCAGGTAAAAAAGCATTATTAGAAGAATGTCAACATATTGGTAATATTCCTGTATTAAATAGTGATTTTGATAATGATCCATATTTATTATGCGCAAATAATATGATCTATAATTTAAAAACCGGAGAACAATTACCATTTAAAAAAGAATATATGATTTCACAAAGTTTAAATTGTGATATTGATTTAGATAATGAACCAGTTAAATGGATTAAATTTTTTGAAGATATTTTAGAAAATGATGAAGAAATGATTAGATATGTTAGAAAAGTATTAGCATATTGTATGAGTGGTTCTACAAGAGAACAACAAATGTGGGTATTCTATGGCGATGGAAATAATGGTAAATCATTAATGTTAGAAATATTTAGTGAATTAATGGGAAGTTATAGTATTACCAGTAGACCAGAATTAATTGTAGATTCTAAAAATAGCAATACATCGAGTGAAGAAATTGCTAGATTAAAAGGTAAAAGAGTTACCATATTAGAAGAATTAAAAGATGGCGATAGAATGAACGAATCATTAGTTAAACAATTAACTAGTGGTTTAGGAAAAATGACCGGTAGATTCTTATATGGAAATACATTTGAATTTACAATGAAAGCAAAAATATTACAAGCGAGTAATTATAAATCAAAAGTTAAAGGTATTGATAAAGGTATCTGGAGAAGAATTAATTTAGTTCCTTTATATAGAGATTTTACAGCGGTTTTAAATAAAGATCTAAGAGAAGAATTAATAGAAGAATTACCGCAAATTGCTGGTTGGTTAGTTAAAGGATTTAAATTATATTTAGAAGAAGGTTTAGATAATAAACCACAAAAAGTCTTAAAAGAAACAAAAGAATATAAAGAAGAATCTGATATTGTTCAAACTTGGATTAATGAAAATTGTGAAATTGAAAAAGGTGCTTGGACAAGAGCCTCTGAACTATTTGAAGATTTTGTATTATGGTGTAAGAAAAATCAAGAAAATATATTAACACAAACTGCATTTGGTAGAAATATGGGTAAGAAATTCAAAAGATTAACGTATTCTACAGGC